TAGCAAACGCAAAGTGACTGCTTTTGCGTAATGGCCAGCAATGGATTACGCAAATGGGTAAAAGACAAATGGGTGGACATTGGAGCTCCCAAAAAGAATGGGAAGTATCAGCCTTGCGGACGAAGCAAAGGATCGAAGAGGAAATATCCAAAGTGCGTCCCACTTGCCAAAGCCACACGAATGACAAAATCGCAGAAGGCGAGTGCTGTCAGCAGAAAAAGAGCAGCAAGTAACACTGGACCGAAGCCAACAAATGTTGCAACATTCAAGAAGAGAAAAAAAACGGCATGATGCATTTAATTCATAGACTATTGAGTTGGTTGAACGGGCCTAAGCCTGTTAAAAAGAAAACATCTGTGCCTTCCAAAGGCGTTTGGCCTGGAAAATCTACACCTAAAAAGAAACTTAGAGTTAAGAAAAAGAAAATTAAGAAAAAAAAGGTGAAGTAATGGCTAAAACTGCTGCTTGGCAAAGAAAAGAAGGCAAAAGTGAGTCAGGTGGCTTGAATAAAAAGGGTGTGGCGTCGTACAGACGTGAAAATCCAGGGTCAAAACTAAAAACAGCAGTTACAACAAAGCCTTCTAAACTAAAAAAAGGTTCCAAAGCAGCAAAAAGACGTAAATCGTTTTGCGCTCGTATGAAAGGTATGAAAAAAACACGTACAAGTGCTAAGACTGCACGTGATCCTAACTCTAGGATCAATAAATCGTTGCGTAAATGGAATTGCTAGCATGCATTGTGTGAACTGTGATCACAATTGTCATTGCGGGAACAACGGAAAGTGCGTATCATGTGGCTGTTTGAATTGTGAGCACCCAAATGCTCTTGACGAGTTCTATAAAAATTTAGACGAAAAGGAAAAAGATGCCGCTAACAGAAAAAGGTAAAAAAATAAAAGCTGCAATGGAAAAAAAGTATGGTAAAGTAAAAGGAAAAGCTGTATTCTATGCTAGCATTAACAAGGGCAAGGTAAAAGGTGCCAAAAAGGGTAAGAGGACAACATGATTAATAGAGACATGATGATGAGAGACAGCCGACAAGGTTTAGGAAGTATGATGGCTTCTGCAACGGACAAAGAAAACGATCCATACAGAGATATGAAAGTTCCAACAGACATGATTGATGATCCTGAAAGAAGAATGGAAACAGACGAAGCTGAAATTATTATGCAATTAATGAAGTCAGGACAAATCACTCAATTAGACGAAAGTGAACAAGAATATATTTTTGATATGTTATTAGAGCAAAACGCTTTACCAGAAGGCGTTCAAACTTTTGAAGAGTTTAAAGCGTTTACGCAAATGATGGCGAATCAAAAACAAGACGGCATCATGTCAACTATGAGAGGCTAGTATGGCTATCGACAGAGAGATGCCGCTCAAAGAACAAATGAAGTTCGACATGAGAGCGGAAGAAGTAGACATTATGGAAGGTGACCCACAGCTTGATGCTGATGGTGGAGCCACAATTAATTTTGGTCCTGAAGCACAAATGTCTCAAGGGCATACAGAAAATTTAGCAGAATTTTTAGAAGATGGAGATCTTGATAATATTGCAAGAGAACTTTCTGATGCATACGAAGGAGATAAAGATTCACGTGCAGACTGGTCTTCGACTTATGCTGAAGGTTTAGATTTGCTTGGCATGAAGTATGAAGATCGTACCACTCCATTTCCAGGAGCGTCAGGTGTATCACACCCACTACTTGCAGAATCAGTAACACAATTTCAAGCTCAATCTTATAAAGAACTATTTCCTGCAGGTGGTCCTGTAAAAACTCAAATCATGGGCGCAACCAATCCTCAAATTGATGCACAATCTGCTCGTGTTAAAGAGTTTATGAATTACCAACTCACCCACATCATGGAAGAGTACGAGCCCGAACTTGATCAAATGCTATTTCATTTACCCTTATCAGGTTCGGCGTTTCGAAAAATTTATTTTGATAATACACTAGGACGACCTGTTTCTAAGTTTGTATCTTCAGAAGACTTAGTGGTGCCTTATCAAGCTACAGATTTACACACGTGTGCACGCATGACTCATGTTGTAAAAATGATGGCAAATGATTTACGTAAGTTTCAAGTATCAGGTTTTTATAGTGACATTGAAGTGGGAGCTCCATCTTCTGATGACCCAAGTGAGATAGAAGAAAAAATTAATGAACTTGATGGTAAGAAAAAAGTTTATACAAAAGATGATATTTATACTCTTTTAGAAATGCACGTTGACCTTGATCTTCCAGGATACGAGGATGCCAACGAGGCAGGAGAAGAGACTGGTATTAGTCTTCCGTATATTGTAACTATTGAGGAAAGTTCAAATAAAATATTATCAATACGTAGAAACTGGAATGAAAATGATTCTCTTAAAATTAAGAAACAATACTTTGTGCATTATAAGTTTTTGCCAGGTCTTGGTTTTTATGGTTTTGGTCTTATTCATATGCTCGGTGGTCTCACAAAAACCGCAACCTCTATACTTCGACAGCTCATTGATGCAGGAACACTTGTCAACTTACCAGCAGGTTTTAAAGCTCGTGGCCTTAGAATCAGGGATGACGATCAACCTTTAGTTCCCGGCGAGTTCAGAGATGTTGATGCGCCCGCAGGTGACATTCGTAATTCATTAGTGCCACTACCTTACAAAGAACCATCAGGAACATTATTTAATCTTTTGGGTTTTGTAATTGAAAGTGGTAAATCATTTGCAGCAGTTGCTGATATGAAACTTGGTGAAGGCAATGAAGTTAATCCTGTTGGAACAACTATGGCTCTTCTTGAAAGAGGCATGAAAGTTATGTCTGCTATTCATAAAAGAATGCACATGGCGCAAGGCAAAGAATTTAAATTACTTGCAAAACTATTTGCAGAAACACTACCACCAGTTTATCCGTATCAAATTGTTGGCGGCAACCAAGCTGTGAAAGCACAAGACTTTGACGAACGTATTGATGTAATTCCTGTATCTGATCCTAACATATTTTCTATCACACAAAGAGTTACACTTGCTCAACAGCAGCTGCAGTTGGCACAAGCTGCTCCGCAAATGCATAACATACAAGAAGCGTACAGAAGAATGTACGAGGCTATGGGCGTTCAAAACATAGAAGCAATTTTGCCTCCACCTCAACAGCCTCAACCAAAAGACCCTGCTACCGAAAATGCTGATCTACTTGCTGGACGACCAGCTCAAGCGTTTCAAGGACAGAATCATGACGCTCACATAGAATCACATTTTGCTATGATGAATAGTAGCGTTGTAAAAGGTAGTCCTGTAGTTATGGCTAATTTGCAGTCACATATTATGCAGCACATTTCATTAAAAGCTCAAGAACAAGTACAAGGTGAAGTACAACAACAAATGGCGCAGCTTCCTCCTGAGCAACAACAAATGATGCAACAACAAATGATGATGGAGATGCAAAACAGAGTTGCAGAACTTGAAGCAGAATTAATTGCAGAGTTTGTAGCTGAACACGAAGAACTATTAAAAAATTCAGGCTCTGATCCATTAGTTGATTTAAAAAAAGATGAATTAAAATTACGTGAACAAGACATAATTCGTAAAGGTCAAGAGGCAAACGAGAAACTTGGTCTTGAAAAGAAAAAAGCAAAAGACAAAACAAAAGTTGATCGTGAAAAAATTGATCAACAAAAAGATGCTTTAGCACTAAGATCAGCAATAAGTTCTGAAAAATTAGAAAAAGATTCTGTAAATAAAATGATGGACAAAGCAGAAAAAATTACTGCAAACATGGAGAAAACAGTATCGGCCGCTATAAAACCTAACGGAGTCAACTAATGGTTGATCAAAGACAAGGTGCTGGTGGAATAGGTAGAAATGAAAGAGGAGACATTGGTCCTAAAAATGGAGGAGGCAACCGTGGTGGTCCTAATAAAAATCAAGGACCTTTCGCCAACCCACCTACTACTACTGCACAAATACGAAATCAAAATATTCTTGATGCTAATGCTAATATTAAAAATAGTTTTGGTGAAAACTTATTAGACTCCCGAGGTAACTTAGTTGCTGCTGGTGGAGTATTAGATAGATTTAACGAAAGAAGAAAACAACAAGCTGCTCAACAAAAAGCTTTGCAGGAAACAGCTGTACAAAATTTACAGAGAAAAGCTCCCAGACAATATGCTGGCTATACCCCTTCTCAACAAGAAATAGGAACAGAAGTCTTTGGAATGTTTCAAAAAAGAAATCAGCTTCTTGCTAAAAAAAATAAAAGCTCCTCAGACTTAAATGAATTAGGTCAGTTAAACTCTTTGTTTGCTGAAGGTGGTAATGAAAGAGAGGGAATGGGTGTCTTAGAGGGGCTAACTTATAACTTTACCAGTGATGAGTTTAAAGAAGATTTTGAAAATTTAAAAAACAACCCTTTAGTTAATTTTGCTGGTATGGCTATGGGAAGTCCCTTAGCTTTTGCAAAAACTATTGGATCAGGTTTATATGAGGGGATTACCAATCCACTTGATACAGCTTCTAGAGGACTAGAAGGACTTGGAAGTTTTTTTCAAAACATAGAGTTTGGTGGCGCCGGCTCTGGTTATCAAGGCGACCCTGACAGAGGTGGTAACAATAGACAAATGTCACAGGCTTCAATAATACCTTACGCCGGAGAACAGATGACTATGCTTGATCCTAAAGAAGAAACGGAAGAGGTTGAAGAGGACCCGTTTGGTTACAACATAAATTATTTTGATGAAATGCAACCTCTCGCAGGTGGAGGTATAGCTGGACTAAAAAATTCATTTAATCCAATGACAGATCAACCAAATCCGTTTACAATGCGCTACGGAGGATTAATGTAATGGGCCAAGGTGCAGATAGATTAAATGATGCAAGACTAGCAGGTTTTAACTCAATAGCGGAGCAACGTGCAGCACAAACAGCTTATATAAGAAGAGGGCTGGCTAAACACGGTTTGCTTAAAAAGTATGATGCCGTTCAAACAGGAAAAGGAAGTGGAGGGTCAGATATAAAACGAACCATGCGTAGTCAAGCAGGTGTTGGTAATATGGGCCGAGGGGTTCAAGGGCCAAACTCACTAGCAGCTAGGCAGCGAGCAGCAGCACAACGAGCAGCAGCACAGCAAGCAGCCGCACAGCAAGCAGCCGCACAGAAAGCAGCCGCACAGAAAGCAGCACAGCAAGCAGCCGCACAGAAAGCAGCAGCACAGCAAGCAGCAGCACAGCAAGCAGCTAGACAAGCTGA